TATACTATGTTTTAATAAATCAGCCACAGTCTCTGTAAGTTTAGTTTGATCTCGGGGACTAAGCTTGGCTCCGTGTTCGGCCAATCGAGCCAGCCAACCAAATACTGGTCGCATATAAAAGTCCGGCACGGCATCAAAGTTTTTAACTTCGGCCGGCTGATGCTTTTTGATCCAGCTGCGCAAATAGGTGCGACTGGTCTTTAGATCCTTTTCATAGTTATACCAATTAAATGCTCTCATCAGAGCTACGGTATAACCAGGTCGAGTATGATCAATCTCTGTGGCTTCGGGTTCTTTACCATGAGCCATCTTTTGCATCATTTCTTCGATGCGTTTATTTGAAAATATATCTGCCATTACTTATGCTTCCTTTCTAATCGAGCTCTAGTCTCGGCTATCTGAGCATTTTGTAGTCTAATTAAAGTATCCTGATCTGTCAATCTTTTATGAGCCTGATCCAATCTGACATTAAGTTCTCGATCTTCTTCTTGAAGACGATATAGCTGTTCCTGTAAGGCATTGATTCTACTAGTAAAGGCTGTTATTTCTGTTTCGTAGGCTTGTAGCTGAGCCAAACTGGCCACACCAATATATGCACCTATGCAGGTCAGTATCAGGCAAATTCCAGCGATGATTTTATTCGACATTGATGAGCCTATCCAATCTAAATGAGCGCCAGGCACTGATATCAGTATCCCAGACAGCTATGACATGATTCTCTGCGGTCTTGTTCATGACATCCTCGGGTATGCCAGCATCACCATCTATGATGACTTCCTGCAGAGTGCAGTTCATGTTTCTAATGCTGTCGTCGGCTTTTTTAAAGCTTAGAGGAACAATGCGACTATTTAATTCTGAATAAATCCAGGTT